ACCTAATACGCCACAACCCAGGCACTCAATACATTTAAGCCCAGGCGGTAGCATCAAGCTATATTCATCTAACACTTTGAATTGCATTTTCTTTTTACACACTCTGCAATCAAAGGTCTGCGGATCCATAGATGCTTCTCTTTAGGTCTTTAATTGGAAATAGGTCGTTTTGCCCAACCCAATGCGATCCATCTGATCTGTGGTACTTGGTGCGCTTTGCCATCGCCACAGGTATCCAGCCAATGATGTAATAGACAGGGGATCGGCCAACAACTAATACACCTACATCATCTTGGCGATCCGTTTTGCCAATGATCAATGAGCCATCTGTATAGCGTGTGTATTTGACCTCAACAGTTGCACCAACATCTGCCTGGGTTTTATATGTGCGATTAGTAGGCACAAAGTTTTTGATGCCAAAGTATTCGGCAACAGCTATTTCAGCACCTACTGATTCGCTCATCTCTGATACATATTCATGGAAGTTAAGGTTGCGCATAGCTCTATTTGGGTGATCGGCAACAGCTCTAATGCTTGCCACTCGATCTAATCCAACTGTGTGCGCAGTTACCTCCTGCGAATAGTCCAGGATGACCTTGACTACTTGATGCATTCTGCGCAGTACCAATCCCAGCCATTACCATCTGACCAGTCGTAATAACGGCCACCCACAGTGTTACGATCTTTATTGCACCTATCGCATCTACGGGCTGGGGTAGTGGTTACCTTGTCATTTTCAATGGTGGTAACAAAGCCACCTCTGATGATCTCTACGTATCCCATTACAGATAATCGCTTTGATTATCGCGTGGTGTATACCAATTACCAGTGGCATCTTGTTTTTGCCACGATGGTGTGCACTGCTTGTCTTTAACCTTTTCAATGCACATAAATCCACGCCACTCTTTGCCAGTGGTTTTAGATTTACCTGTTTTTAACACCATATGGCCATGTGCGCAGATAGGGGATTCAGGTACTTCAACTGCGCCTAATTGGTCTTTAATCAGCTCTAAATGAGTGCCTACAGGTATTACCTCATCCTGTGGATCAACTGACCATGTAACAGGCTTTACAGCCTCCATTTCGCCGCGATTAGCACGTGGTGCTTTTGTGCCATCTTTCATGGTTGAGTATTTAGGATCGCCTGTATTAGTTATGGCCCGGGCATATGCAGATGTTTCTGCCTTCTCGGTTGCAAACTGTGTCTTTAATGATTCAGCTGCTAAACCTGATGCACATGCAACTGGATCTGCCCAGGATTTGAATAGTTCAACTTTAACTAATACAAAACCTTCACTGATCTCAGCTGTAGATGTCATGCGAAAATCGGGGTAGTCCCTAGCAAAGAGTTCAATTCGCTCTTCTGCCGTCATGTAATTGTCTAGAAAACTAGGCATGCATATGCTCCTTTGCGTAATTAAGTTGCTCGCTAAGGGGCCAAACAGAGCCATCGCTCCATCTAGATAAATAATCTCTGCAACCGGTGCAGTAGGCACGCTCGATAACAAAGTCTTTGCGCTTTGTTTGGATGATAATGACGGCCTGCTTTTGTGCCTTAACATGTAAAGTGCCGTCTTTTAATTTTCCCCATCGGGCCTTGCACAGATCGCAGTAGCGACCTTCAGGAGCTCTAAGGATTTCAGCCATTGTTGGCCACCTTGCGATATTTGCTGGCCTGTAAATGGCCTTCACGTTTTCCATCTTTGTAGCCGACTGAGTACATCCAAAACCCAGCAATTACTCCGGATAAAATCAGGAGGATAAGTTCGTTTCCATCAAGCATAAGTAGCCCCTTGCTTGTACTATCGCATTAAGGGCTAAATAAGAGATTATGTTAAGTAAAGTAGAGAATCTACGCTCACTTTTACTTTACATAATGTAGATAGATGGATTATCAGACGCTAAACAATGTCTGTTCATCCTCTTGATCTACGTTTTATCTAGCCCCTAGTTTACTGCGAAGAGCTGACCACCAGCTCCGTCGGGAATTGTAAATTGGGCTACTGACATGGTCAATACCCGACACGCAGTAAATGTGAAAATGCTGAGGAATGTATGAACAACTCTGCAGGTCGGATTCGTGCAACAACTGAGGTAAATTTCAAGTCCCGCATGGAGACTTTTGTATTTGGGCAAGATGATCGGGTAGTAAACCCAGGTGATTTGCTGATTGTTATGAGTGAGTCAGCACCTGGGGATAGGCTGGGCAATAACCTGCGCCAATTTGAAATCATGGTCAATGGCGATCAGATGTCGGGATTACTTGCAGCTGTAACTCGGGCTAAGGATTTATACGACCTTAATCATGGCTGGCTAAAGTCGCCAGCATCCACGCCACCGGTAAATCGTATAGCTGTGGATGAGCATAGATTGGCTATGCACTTAAAAGATGTAAAACAAAATGTGCCAAAACTGGTTGGCTAATCCTTCATGTTATGGATCATGATTTCATACAAAACCTCAACCTTAGATTCAAGCCTGGTTACCTGGTCTTTAATAGATGATCCGGAGTTGCGTTTTAGCTCTATTAAATAATGTTTGACTAACCACTTAATTGAGCCAACATAGAAGCCAATCAAAGTGCAAATTGCCACAGCTATGCCAGCCCAATTAAGTCCACTCATTTACTTAGATCTGCCGTATTCGGGTGCAGATGTATCAAGCCATTTAAGAATTGGCCCGATAAAGCCTGACAGTGCGGCATAACCTAAAGTCTTAGGATCTGTCGTACCTGCCATATATAAAGCACCGGCTGATGCCAGTGAAGCCCTTAGCCAAGATAGAAATACTTGCTTATATTTCATAACTTAGTCCTAACTTGTGTATTAGTGCTGCGGCCTTCGCAGGCACTAAATTTAATTCAAAGTGCATTTCATCTTTACGGGTTGTGTAATCGCCACCCCATTTAATTCCATACTTTGTAGCCAAAGCTCTGATCATTGGCACTTTTTCAGCTGGAAACGTGCCTACTTTGCCTAGAGCATGTTTAGGCGCATTGAGATCAATAGCTGTGCCGGATGAATGATTGGACATTTTGTCAGTGCTACCTCGTACCATGCGAAAGCAATAACCCCAATCATCCAATGAACCTTCATCAATGGGTTCAATCAGTTTGTGAAAATCAGCTGCAAATGCAATAAGTAAAGGAGCAGCGTGTTCAGCGCATTGAAGTTTTACATTTGTGCCTGGTACTAAATAGCTTTTAATACCGATCTCAGCTTTATCCTGACTAGCAGTCCAGCCGTTGCTAGATAACAACGTCATGAAAGCAGTGCGGCTACTTCATCTTCAGATAGGCCTAATCGCTTGATTACAGCTGCCTTAGTGTCAGCTTTAGCCTTTAAGTCAGCATCGGCCTTTGCCTTATCTGCCTCTGCTTTAACACGATCAGCTTCTAGTTGTTTAACTTCAGCATTGGTTAGTTCAACCTCGATCTGCTCTTTAGTTTCGCAGTTGATGATTAGTTTAGTTGGGTTTGACATGTTTCTCCTTTATGAGTTTTTGATTCCGTATAAGTAAGCGGTTGAGTTTGTTAGCAAATCTGTTGTAGCGTAAATAGATATAGAGGTAATTGCTGCGATGTTTGACCATAAGCCAGCAGTTAATGTAGCAAAAGGTGAAGTTCCATTTTGCTCGCCAACGCTATCAACGCTTAAACTTTTGTAATTGCTTCCAGCATAATTAGGAATATAAAGTGCAATATTTCCAAATGTGTTTGAAGTAGAAGTATTACCATTTATTAAACCTAAAGAAAATGCGTTGCCACCTGAAGGGTCGCTATCTGACCCAGTTCCACTTCCATAGCCATAAAGTCTTTTATTGGTATATCCGCTAGAACTAGAATTAAACTTGCCATAAAGATTGACTGCAACACTGTTTTCAGCAACTCTTGGAGAAATTAAAACCTGTAAATCTGTGTAAGTAGACGGGATAGAAGTAAAGTCAATGCTTCCCTGACTACTTCCAAGCGTTGTTTTATTAATAAGCGTGTATGTAGTAGCCATTATGCCGCCTTAATTCCGTAAAGGGTTGCGGTTGTTGTACTAGAAAAATTGCGACTATCTAGGTTTAATAAACGAATACCACTAATTGCGTTTGTAGCACGCCATAAATCTACAATGCCAGCAACTGTCCAAGAAGTATTATTGGCTCTTGCTAAGAAAGTTTTGAATGTAGTTGTGTTACTGTAATTCATAAATTGAACTATGTAAGTAGTAATTGTTGAGGCTTCAATAGAGCCAAGATAAGCAGAATCAATATTTGAATTTCTTGCGCTTCCTGCACTTGAACCATCGCCATATACAAATGTCCTCGAATAGTTAGCAGTAGAATCAAAGGTTGAGCCATTGTCTGTACTCAGTCTTGTTGCTAATGTGGTAGCACCTGACGGAGTTGCCGCTTGAACCACCAAAACTAAATCTGTATAAGTTTGTGGAATTGTTGTAAAATCTATAAGCGCACTACTACCTGTGCCTGTTTTAGTCGCTATCGGTTCATAAGTAGATGCCATTTAACTGTCCTTTATTCCGTATAGGGCAAATGATGAATATTGTGCAAAATTACCTGCAGATGCAGTTAATGTTATAATTGTAATTGGATTTGTATTTGTTGCATATAAATTGGAATAAAGTGCTATTTCTCCTGCGCCATTAGCGTCATAACCGCCAAGTGATCTAATAGTTTTATTGTTTGTTGTAGAGGTGTAATCTAAAATGTCTATGATTTCACCGGAAAAAATGTTTGTATATCCTGATTTTGGAGTATTGTTTACATCTCCTGCGCCACCAACACCTGCAGCAGCAGAACTTCCACCGCCATACAAATAATGATTTTTTGTTATTGTGTTTCCATTTATAGTAATTATTGTGGTATCGCTTCCGCTTCCGCTAGAAGTAGTTTTTGCAATAAATCTTATTTGCAAATGTTTATAGGTAGACGGAATTGAACTAAAAGTAATGCTATTACTTGAGCCTGTACCATTTGCAGTAGCAATAGATTCATAAGAGTTGGTGGATGGTGCAACCCCAACCCCGTAAATTCCAGCTGTAATGTTTCCAATCATTAGGCGATCGCACCCACGATGGTCCAGCTATTTGCTGATAGTCGAATAGCCACAGCTGTTTTGTATTGAGCCAGGGTAGGAGCTGTTGGTGCTGCTCCGGCAGATGTAATGGTTACACCTGATCCGGCAGCAAATGTAAGTAATCCTGCGCCTGAGTTTAAGAATGTAATTGTTGAACCAACTGCAGCTGAGGTTAATGTTGAGTCAGGTGCGATGGTTACTGTCTTTGTAGATGCGTTAGTTGTCTGCACTAATGCCTGGTAAATGTCAGAGTTGGCTACTGTGTAGGTAGCACCTGACTGCGCATTTAGTGTGAATGTAACCAACCCGTTAAACATACCGGCTGTCATTACGTCGCCGGTTGCCGCTGGAAACCCTGTTGCCATTTTTTCTCCTTAGTAACTTAGAACGTTTTGACCTAAAACACCATACTGACTAGAACCGACAATGAAACCATCAATAATTGGCTCTAGTGTTGTAAAGGTTGTTTTCCATGAGTTCACACTTATCCGGTGCATAACACCGAACACTTGCAAATTCTTGGTAATGGATGATGTACCAACCACGTTTGGTTGAGTAGTTGTAATGGTTACTGGGCTGAAATAGTCCAGTGCCAAAGCTGCTGTTATACCTGCGTCATAGTTTGCGTAGTAAAGGTCTAAGGTAATTGCATCGCATCTAATAGAGGTTTCCGCTCTACTTGCAACGTATGCTAGGGCGTAGTCAGCCGCATCGGTTGTTGTTTGCATTAGTAAATCTGTCTGAGAATAAGAGTGTGCAAAGTACTTGTTTACTGAGGCTGTGTTTACGGCTGTTTGAGTGGCTAATCCGGTAGCTGTAATGCTGGCTTGATTGACGATCTGTTGATCATCTAATAGCCACTGCGCATTGAAATAGGGGATCTGTGTGCCATTGTCATTAAAGTAGGTAGTAGCGTTAGCCGGAGTCTTTGTGCAGTAATTACGATTCTTAAATGTAACAATGCCGGACGGGTCTATGTAGAACGCTCCGTACTCTGTGGTTTGAACTGTCTGCGCAGCTGCTAAAGCTGATCGGGTAGTGCCTGGATCTGCTTGAACTGTTGAGTTGCCAGTTTGAATAGATCGCATTGAGTTAGGCCAACCAATAGTGTTAAGGATCTGATTGATTCGTGTGCCTGAGTCATCACCGGCAG